GGCGCGGCACTGTCCTATCCATCGCGGACGACGCAAGACCGCAACCATCAAACCCGGGATCCGCCGTTCGCCGTTCTTCCGTGGGGACGGCGTTGAAAAGCACTGGCATTCGCCTGGCTGCTTCTTAAAAGCGCAACCCCGACGTGGGGGTATAGCTCAGTTGGTAGAGCGGTTCGTTCGCAATGAACAGGTCAGGAGTTCGAATCTCCTTACCTCCACCATAGGGCATGGGTAAACGTACTCAGCGCCAGCATTCAACCGGGGGAGATTCACTGTCAGGTGGATTTCCCCCGATTGTTTGTCTATCTGGCGCAGAACAACCCGCCTGATCATGACGTGGGCCGCGTCGCTCTGCTCCTGTGGCGGCAGGTCTGGCAACCTCCCGATCCCTCCGCGCAGGGCCTCAAGCATGGCCTCGGCGCCGTCCTTGGTGATTCCTGCGGCTGCGGCCTGACCCTGGACGCTGGCTATCTCAAGCGCGAGCCGGTTCAGCGTCTCCTGGCGGTCAGCGATTGGCCCGGCCAAGGCTTGGGCAGTCAGGCCTCCACTGGCGGCCATCTTGGCGAGGTTGCTAAGTTCGACCTGTGCCCGGTCGCGCTCTGCCGTGAGCTTGACCAGCGCGGCGTTGAGTGGCGCTGCTGCGGCGGTCGATGCCTCTATGGAATCAACAAGGGCCGGCCTCAGCGGGCCGTCGTCCTTCACAGACTCGACCAGGTGCCGGATCACGGCCGCTTCCCATGGTTCGGCTGGGACGTCGCGGAACTCGCAGGCCTTGGCCCCGTGCTTCGCGCGCTTCGTGCATCGGTAGTAGTGGTACACGCGCCCGCTGGCGTTGCGGCTGGTGACGCCTATCAGCGAGGACCCGCATTCCCCACACTTGGCGATTCCAGACAGTATCCAGGGGCGCAGGGAGTGGGTGGTTGCCGCGTGGCTGACACCATCTTTGGCGTGCGGGTTGAGCCGGCCACGAAGCGCGGCGACGGCCAGGGCGTGGACCTCTGCGCTGACCAGGTGCCCGACGTATCGGGTGCTGACCAGGATTTTGCGCGCGCTGGTGGGCGACCAGCGGACGCGGGCCGGCAGCCCTTCCCTGGTCAGGTATTCCGCCACCTGTCGCAGACTGGCCCCATTGCACACCATATGCCACACCTTGGCCACCACTGGCCCCCAGGTCGGGCATGGCTCGATCCGCTTGCCGCCGCCTTCTGCCGGAACGGCGATCATGCCCGCAGGCACTTGGCCCCCGACGAATCCGCCCTGGGCACGGCGGTGGTTCATGCCCATCTGCACACGCTCGGCGATAGTTTCGCGCTCCCATTGGGCGATGGCCCCAAGCATGGCCACGAAGAAGCGACCCATGGGCGAGGCGGTGTCCAGCTTTTCCGAGACGCTGATCAGGCCAGCGTCCGCATTCTTGAAGCGGTCGAGAAGGTCTTCCAGGTCGCGCCGGCTGCGGGTTAGGCGGTCGAGCTTGTAGACGATGACCCCGGCGACCCGTCCGGCATCGACCTCGGCCATGGCCCGCTGAATGCCTGGGCGCGATAGATCCTTGGCGGATATACCGGCGTCGGTGACGACCTCGGCCACGGTGTACGACAGCGCCTTGGCCATCGCTTCGCAGCTCACCCGCTGGGCGTCGAGGCTGACGCCTTCGCAGGCTTGATCATTGGTAGATACGCGGGTGTAGATCAGCCAGGGCTTGCCCTGGTCGATCATGGATTCCACGGGTCAAATGCCTTGCCTCTATTGATAGACCGTTGCTGCTCCTTCGGAGGGGCCGGCTTCGGTATCTCCGTCTCTTCCTTGAGCACGCCGCCAACCGCCTTAGCCAGTGATTCTGCTGTGTCTTTGAATTCGTTGAGAACAGGAATCATATCCGTGGGGTATTCAGGGCCAATGTAATGGTGCTCAAGCCTGACCCTGGCCGGTGCGATTACCTCAAAAGAAAATGACACCAAGTTATCATTGGCCTGGAAATCAATAACGTACGGAACGTTGCCGTATATTTTATTAAGCGGATCAATCACCCTTATGATAACGTCGTTAGACAGCGCCTTGCCAACAATTCTTCCATTTTCCGGCCTGTTGACCTGCGTAACGGCTTTGGCGTCGTTGAACACGCGCACAAGTTCAACCTCTACATCGTCAAACGCCTGCTTGCGGGTCTTGGTGGTCGTGAAGGTAGCGCGGTAGGTCTTTTCGTTATCCGGTATCGAGGTGCGCGGCTGGTACGAGCACCCGAGCATGAGCGTGGCGGCTATGATGAAGGTGATGAATCGCATGGGTGTCCCCTTGGTGGTTGGTTCAGATTATGGCCGACCAATCACGACGCGCCACGTTCCCGCGCCGGCGTCAACGTCGAGTCACTGTCGCTGCCTGGGTCGGCCTTGTCCTCCACGCCGTGGGCCTCCATCTGCCTTTTGAAGGATGCCGTTTCTTCTTTCGTTAGTTCGCGCGACCTGGCATTGACCTTGCGGCCTCTAAGCAGGCGACCGGCCAGACGGCGCAGCATGCTGGAAAACGAAAAGGCGAACGCCTCTAGCCTCGCCACCCTGCGCCGCAAATCGCTGCTGCCAGATCGCTGCGGACTCATGCTATCCATCTATTAGCTCCTTGGCTAATTTTAGGTCACGTTCGGCGCAACCCATGAGCGTATCACACGCACACTGGCGCGAGTCGTTCTGAGCCTCGGCAAGCTCGACTAGGCGCGAAAGCGAGGCTTCGATACGGTCAAGGCGGGCCGTGATTTCTTGGGGTTCGGGCGTGGCTTTGCGGGCAGGTTGATGATGGGCGGATTGTGACGGCCTGGCCCAAGGCGGTGGCTTCCCGCCACCTACGGTCAGCCATTCAACAGGCAACCCAAGACACCTGGCAAACTCTGGCCAATAGTTGCCGCCTTCGCTTGTTCCGTTTAATATCAGCCCGAGATATTGCCGTGAAATTCCGCACATTTTAGCAAGTCGCGCCGGCTTAATACCAGCGGCGTCTAGTGCGGATCGCAGCCTCTCACCCCTGGTATTCACCCCTTACTTATACCAACAAACATTTGTAAGGCAAATGACACTTGACATTAGGTTCCGTTTGTTTTACATTCCTTTACATGAGCACCAAGAAACTCCCCCACCCCAAGAAAGCCCGCGAGCGGGCAGGACTTCGACAGGTCGATGTCGCGTGCCACGCCGGGGTGTCGATCCAGACCGTAATCCGCTGCGAGGCCGGTGCCCGCTACCCGCGACAGGAAGCCGCTCGCAGGGCTTACCTAGCCGCGCTTGGGCTTGGAGAGGCGCAGCCGTGATCCCCGGCCCCTCGCACCTCCTGGTCCGCCGCGAACCGCCAAAGGTACAGTCCAAGGGCAACCCTCTGTCGTTCCGCTGCACAACAACCTTCGTGCCGGAAGAGCCGCGCGGATCTGACGTGCTGCAAGAAATGCGTGACCAGGACTGGCAGCGGGTCGGGCTGATGTTGATCAAGGCGGGCCGGTCATGACCTGCGCTTGCCACGAAGACCACAAGATTCTTTACGCCTACGACGACGGCAGCGTTGCGACGGTGTGCAAAAAGTGCGGAAAACACGACGGCGTTTCGCGGTTTCCGATTACGATCAACACCAAGCAACCTGCCGAAGTCCAACGCCCGCGCTGGCAGATGCTCGCCATTCTCTACTACGGCTCCTTCTTGTGGGCGGTTACCACGCTGCTGTTGGCCGTCACCCTGGTTCCGATGGCTGTCTTTTTCGGCAGCGCGGTCGTGCTTATTCTGTGCTGCGTTGGCCTGAGCGCATTTCGCGCCTGGGTCAAGACCTGGAGGAAGTCATGAGTTCAACCGAGCCCGCCCACGTAGAGCTTGCCAACCTTCTTTTTGAGCCGATTGGCAACGCCAAAACCGAGGCCGCTTGCCGGTCGGAAATCCGCCGATTCGACAAAGCCATGGAACTGCTGTCGAAAATCATGCGCCGAATCGTGGCCGCCAACGACCGCATCGACGCGGCAATCGTGGTGCTGGAGGTCGAGAAGGAATTGGACTCGGTTGCAAAAAGCGCCATGGAAACGCTTGAAGAAATGACCAGCGACAAACACGACGGCAGAGCGCCGCAACGCGAGCTTGCACACACGACCGTCTAACCCGCCTCCCGCCGCAAGGAACGGCGGGGCGAACGACACCTTGGGTATCCGGCCCACTCCTTATGCGGACCACGGCGCATTAAACCGGATCGTGGACTTCTTCGCCAGGGGATGGCGTGGGTGTACTGCCCGAAAATAGACCCCCCGGTTTGGTCCCCGTTATGAAGACCTGACAGCCGGGAAAGTACCGGCACCTATCACCCAGCGGACCAAGGAGCCGCACCCATGATCACCGAAACCAAAACCACCAACGCCGTCACCATCGCGCCCGAGCGCTCGCTTGGATTCGTGGACGCTGCTGTCCAGACCTTCGAGGGCATTGAAAAGCTCGCGGGCATGATGGCCAAAATGGGAACCATGCCGGCCCACTTGGCAGGCAAGCCCGCCGACTGCTTCCGCATCGTCGTGCAGGCCGCGAAGTGGCGCATGGACCCCTTCGCTGTCGCTGAATGCACGTCCTTGGTCCACGGAAAAATGTGCTATGAGGGCAAGTTGGTAGCCGCCGTATTGCAGGCCATGGGCGCGATTGAAGGCCGCCTGGATTACGCCATCGAAGGCAGCGGCCAGAATGCATCAATCACCGTCACCGGCACGCCGAAGGGTGGAAAGCCCAAGTCGCTCAAGGGCACGGTCAAGGAATGGCGCACCACCGGCAACGGGTCGCCTTGGGACAAGCAGCCTGAGACGCAGCTAGTTTATCGCGGCACCCGCCAGTGGGCGCGCATGTACGCACCAGAGGCCATCCTTGGCGTCTACACGCCTGACGAATTCGACGGCGAGCCTATCGACGTGACTGCCACCGCGACCGTGCGCCCGGCCACGCCCGAGCCTGCGCGGACCGCGCCAGAGGCCACGGCTGATGCACAACAGCAGGCCCAGCCGACCGCCACAGCCCAGCCCGCCGCCCATCCGTCCATTGTCGCCGCACGCGAATTGTTCAAGAAGCTGGGCAAGTCCGGCAAGCCGGTGATTGATCGCATTTGCGCCCTGTACGGAGCGAAGGCCCCCACCGACTTGAAGCCCGACACCCTGGAAGGCTTCGGTCGTTCCGTCGCTGAACTGATGGCGCTTGAGGGCGATCTTGCCGCCATCGATGACACCATGTCCCGCTGGGAACAGGACGCCAAGGACGCCCAGGCCTAATCTATCTATCAACCGGCAAACCCAAGGAGTCTGCCATGCCTATCATCATTACCAACGACCTCAAACCCACCCTCACGGCCCTGTCCGACGAGGCCCTGAACCGCGCCACGGAACTGACCACGGCGGCGCTAGACGTCGTCGTCGCTCCCGAGGCAAAGGCGTTGGAGGCCGCCAATGCGATCTATCGCGCGCTGGACAAGCATTCCAAGGACATCGCCGCTGCTCGCCTGGAACTGACGCGGCCCATCGATGCGCTCAAGGAAAAGATCATTGCCGCCGAACGTCAGGCCACGAAGCCCATGGACGAGGCGCGCGTGTCCCTGGGCAAGAAGATCTCCGCAGCAGATACCGAAATGCGCCGCCTGCACGAAGAGGCCATGCGTAAGGCCCGCGAGGAAGCGGACCGCAAGGCCGCCGAGGAGCGCCGCCGCCAGGAAGAGGAGCGCCGGAAGATAATTGAGCAGCAAGAGGCGGAACGGAAAGCGGCGCAGGAGGCAGCAGACGCCGAGGCCGCGTTGTTCGGCACCAAGGCCGAGGTCGTGTCCGCACCCGAGCCGCCTCCGCCCGTGGTTGTGGTGCCCATTGTCGAGACTCCTGCCGAGTTGGCCGCCGCCGTTCTACCCAAGGCCGCCGTGCGTACCACCGTCCGAAAGGTGCTGTTCATCGAAGACGCCAGCAAGATCCCGCGCGAAATGGCCGGTGTGCTTCTGCTGGAACCAAATGACAAGGCAATCAAGAAACTGCTGGAGGCTGGAGTTTCTGTTCCCGGTTGCCGGCTGGTGGATGAGCAGCGGATCGGCAGCGCTGGGAGCCGTGGGCAGTGATCGACCTTGCCAGCTTCGTGCGCCCTTCCTCCATGGACGCAATCGAGCGTTGCCCAGGACGCCCGACCATGGAGGCCCGCGCGCTGGCGCAGGTTCCAGCCCTGGCGCGCATCACGCACGCCATTGCGGAACAGGGGACAAAAGCCCACGCCGTAAAGGCTCAGATTCTTTCGTTGATCTATCACACGCCGGGAGTGCAGAGCGACCCATACGAGGCAATGACAAAAATGGCGGGAGCGCTGGCACAACTGGAGCCATGGGCCTCCGACGCATGCCGCCGCTGCGTCACCTACGTTGTTGCCCTGGTCGGACAACTGGTGAGCGAAGGCTACCGGGTGCAGGTTGAAGTAGAAATGCACCTCCCCGGAACCGGCGTTGGCATCAAGCGCGGAGGCACGGCAGACACGGTGCTTCTGTGCTGGAAGAATGACCAGCTTCGCCGCGTGGTGGTCGAGGATACGAAGACCGGCTTTCTTGACCAAGGCGAGGCCGCCGACCATCTGCAATTATCAACCTATGCGGTCATGGCCTGGGATAAATATCTACCCGCCGAGCCTGTGGACATCCACCTGGCGCAGGGTCGCCGCCGCGAGTTCAGCGCCGCACGCTTCGACGCGCCGACCATAGTTGGCGTGCGTGGTCGCATCCGGCAGGCCGTGGCGGGCGCGTTCGCGCGTGAACCTGAGCTTCGCCCGTCAATCGACGCATGCAGGTATTGTAAAGCACTTACCCACTGCCGAGCCGCAAGGGAATATATTATGCACGCCGCCGAGGAATTATCGCTATTTGGCGATTCCGTCGAGGACCGCGTCAGGTTCATCGATGCCGCCGCCATCGCCAAGCGTTTCGCCGAAGAGGTCCGCAATCTGCAAAAGGAGTGGACCAAGGAGAACCAGCAGGCGCAGAGCTTGGAACGGGTGATGCCATGACTGTCCTTAAAACAAAACCGTTCGCCATTCACTACGCTGGCGAGATTCGGACAAAGCGCATGCATATCCTGCCGGGATGGGCGGCGTGTTGCTATGGCGATAAGGCTTGGCGGATAAAAAATAGCGGTCAAAACACATACGATGTTTCCATGGTAACGTGCAAGGCGTGTCTGAAGCGCATTAGAGCCGCAGGGGTGACGCCATGAGTGGGCCAATCAAACCCCCGGCTCCTTACGGATACTTTCCAGGAACCGGCATGCCGCGCAAGAAGCCGCAAGCGGAGCATGATGGCCGTGGCGTGTGCAAGTTCTGCGGCGCAACCGGCCTGGTGTGGGAAAAGCGCGAATCGTGGACGCTGTGCGAGGTAGGGGGGAAGAGGCACGAGTGCAGGAAGGTGACGCCATGACCAAATGTCTTCATTGCGGCAAGGAATTAAACGGCCAAGGCCAGCGCAAGTATTGCTCCGTCTATTGCCGAAACAGGTACACACGCATCAAGCGTATTCTGAAAAGGTGTTCCCAATGAGCCTCGCCACCATTGAAACCAGCACCGCCGCGGCGCGGTCTATCGCGCCGTGTGCCGCCGCCATTCGTGAGCGCGTGGCCGGGTTTATCTCCTCATGTGGAAGCGATGGAACCACATGCGATGCCGCCGAGATTGCGCTGGAATTATCACATCAAACAACATCGGCCAGATTCCGAGAATTGGCACTCGCCACGCGCATCATTGACCTTGGCGAGCGCCGCAAAACCCGCAGCGGTCGCAATGCCGTGGTGTGGTTCAGCGCGGAACAGGGGAGGCCATGATCGCCGTCCGCTTCACCGAAATGGCTACGCCCTGCGTCGCCTGCCATCGCGAAGGCCTATTCAGCTATTGGAGCGACAAGCTTGGCGAATGGATCGAGAATGATTCCACCGTGCCGCAAGACGTGCTCGACACGCTGCCCGACGACGAACGCAACCGCGTGATGCGCGCCATGACGGCGGCGGGAGTGGTGGCCGCGTGAGTATTGCAGAAGCAATCCTATTCCGCCTCGGTCGCGGCCCTGCGTCCATGCCGCAGATCGCTGATGCCATCGTTGAAGGCGCGAAGATTCCCGCCGAAAAAATGTATTCCGATGGCATTCCCGCCGTCGCTCAACTCATCAAGGAAGGCCGGGTCGAACTCCTGGCCAATGTCAACCTTTACCGCCTAACCACGAAAGGGCCGGGCAAATGAATATCAATAAAACCGAACTTGGCGTGATCGTTAAAGATCAGGCCGCCAAACTTATACCGCTCATCGAGCGCGCCCTTGAGGATTCAGCCAAGCACGGCAGATCATCGCGCGTCGTGATGACGCTGAACATCAAGCACGACAAGAAGAATCCGAACAAGATCAACCTGACGGCCATTGCCAAGACCAAGGAGCCGAAGGGCGACAAGATCGACTTGAGCGGGACGACTGACGAGGAATTGCTCATGTCGTTTGTGGTTAGCGAGGAAGACGGGCAGCAGACGATTGACGACTGACGGTGTTCGACCCCGGTTCGCCGGGGTCCTGCAACCGCCAACCAAGGAAACGATATGACCGAAATATCCATGAACCTGCCTGACATTCTCGGAAAACATAAAAAATGGCTGCGCTGTGAGGATGGAGGAAGTCGCGCCAACCTGAGTGGCGCCGTCCTGAGTGGCGCCGACCTGAGTGGCGCCAACCTGAGTGGCGCCGTCCTGAGTGGCGCCGACCTGAGTGGCGCCGACCTGAGTCGCGCCGTCCTGAGTGGCGCCGACCTGAGGAGCGCCGACCTGAGTGGCGCCGACCTGAGGAGCGCCGACCTGAGTGGCGCCGACCTGAGTGAATGCAAAGGACTGTTCGCGTATGCCCAGGTTTCTTTCACCGGACACGGCGAGCGCGGACGGATGCTGACTGCAATCCGCCGTAAAGATGGCGATGCGCCGGAACTGTCGTGTGGCTGCTTCTACGGAAACACCAAGGCGCTGCGCGAATACATTGCAAACGGTAATGAGCTATACCGAAAGACGCGCACGGTTGCGTTGGACACAGTGCTGATGCTTTTGGATTTGAGGAATTAGGCGCAGTCATGGCCGACCAATACCAGCCCGACCTGCAAGCCGCTGTTGATCAGCGATTGGCATCCAATCAATCCCAAGTCGAAATAGACGCGCCAGCGATCAAGGCTATTGTTTCATCACTTCTTGAATCACCGGAAGGCGTTTGTGACTTCAAGGCGCACGCCATTGCCATTGCAGGCATTGTGGTGGCTAGAATTAAATCAGGAAATGTTCCTGGAGTCTATATTAACGGATCACCGGTTGAGGCGATCAAACGGCTTGAGGACGAAGCGCGGCATGCGGTGCAAGATGCTGACACCCTCCGCGCCCAGGTCGAGGCGCTGACGAAGGCTATGGACGACGCAGAAACCAGGGCCGCATTTAGAGCAAAGGAGCGCGACGAAGCACACGCCCAGGTAGAGGCGCTGACGAAGGACTGCTCTTTCCTGAAATCACAGGCGAAAGAAGCCGAGCGCATAGCTGGAGCGGCGTTAGCAGAGCGCGACGCCGCCATTGCACGGGCGGAGAGGGCGGAGGCGTTTTGTTCCAGATGTCAATGTGCAGATACTAATAAAACGCTGCAAGAACGCGACGCCCTCAAGTCGGCGCTGGGTAAGGCTGAGTCCGAGCGGGAGGATATACGCAAGACCTTGGCGGATTTCCTAGCCGGTCCACATGCTGCGACGATAATTCGCGCACAGGAAAAAGAGAAGGGGTGCGACGCCTTGCAGGACCGGGTGCTGAAGTTGGAGGCGCTAGCGGAAGACCTAGCGAAACAGAAGCGAGACCTCGGTGACCTATTGGATGCCGCTCGCATACGGGCTGAGAAGGCGGAACAGGAAAACCATTCCCTGTCCGTATTAAACGCAGCAGCGTACGCTTCGCGTGACCGAAGCGATGACCTTGTGTCAAAGACGCACCGGATGATGTCGGAAGCCAAAAGAGAGCGGGATGCTGAAAAAGACCGGGCCTTTAATTTTTGCCTTGCTCTCACTACTGAACAGACCAAGCACGATGAAACCAAGAAAGAGCGCGACACCCTCAAGGTGGCGCTGCTGGAGGCCATCGACGCAGTGAACGACCTTCGTATGGAACACAAAGCGCACGGGCATATCACGGACTCATCGGCTAAATGGGCAATCAAGACTGAGCCGAAGCTCCGCGCCCTGCTGGGCGAGAAGGGCGGTGAGGAATGCCTATGATAGGATACCGAAAGCGCACGTGCCCGAAATGTAAAAAAACATCCATGTGGTTAGGCGCAGTCCCGCTTAACGACGATGAGTCGGCGGCAATAGAAATACTGATGTGCGTGTCCGACAAGCGCGCGATGTTAGCTGCTATGGTTGGAGAGCGTGACCGCCAGATAGAAGATACAATCAAAGCGGTATCGTCAAGCACTTCCTGACGCAGACACTACCGCGCTTCGTTGTGAATTACGGGCTAAGTTTGAGCGATACAGAGAAGCACGCGCCCTGCTGGGCGAGAAGGAATGACCATGAGCGCAGGATCTAGCGACGGGTTAATTCCACAGTTCCGTAAATATCTAAAAGAAATGTTTGATACTAGCCGCGATCCGGCTAAGCATTGTGATCTATATAAAGATAAAGCGGCTGGTAGTTGCTGCCATGTGGACGGTTTGCTCTGCGACTTTCCTAAGTGCGACATGCTGCGTAAATACAAAGAGAAACGCGCCCTGCTGGTCGAGAAGGAGTGACCATGGATAACCTCCTTAAACAATGCCGGGATGCGCTTGCTATCATCAAAGGCGAAACCTCGCCCGATGGTCGCTTGACGATGCTGCCACAACAGGAAGCGTTTATCCGTCAGACAATCGCAGCCTGTGACGCCGACCTTGCAAGGACGGATTGGCCGAGTGATTGCGTATTATTGCCGTGCCCATTTTGCGGATGTAGCGCATACGCAATAGGAAAAACATGCGCTAAAAATGACCCGTACCGAGAAGGTGATAGAGCGTATCCTATCGTAAGGTGTGCAGAATGTGCCGCGCAAGTCTCTGGCGAAGACTGGTCGGAACCAGGAACGGCGATAGTTAAATGGAATAATCGTCAAGGTGTGCGTGCGCCGAGGGTGAGTGTTCCAGAACGCCGCTATCTCAAAGACCGCTCAATATCTGACGACACATATAGCGAGCACAGCGAAGGATGGGACGATTGCCGGGCTGAGTGCATTGACGCAATCCGCGCCGCTGGCGGTGTTCCGGTGGACCAACATGGGAAGGAATTAATATGAGCACTCTAATGCTTATCACAGCATGGGCACACGGGATGATAATTGGGTATGTTGTCGGATTTATTGTCGGGTTTATTGTCCGTGCAAGAAAAGGAGAAATCAAATGAGCAAGAAACATGTCCGCAGGGTCGAGTTTGGCTTCTGCGATGCGTGCAACGAACGCAGAGGACATCCGCGAGCAGAGGAGCCGGACTGCACCGTCGTCCACGATTCCGCCTGCTTCCCGGTGCGCGAGGCGATGCGGTTGTGTAAGGCGATTAACGTCCATTACGACAATCCAAGTGGAGATATGTCTACATGGAATAACGCTCTCAATGCGCTCCACCTATACCGGGATGCCGTCGCCAGCATGAAGGCGAAGAAAGGTAGCAAATGACCATCGACACGAAACGCTACCATGAATTGGTCGCAGCATTGCCTGATGACGCAGAGGTTCGACTGCACATAGACGGCGACGGATGCGCTGTCGATCTTGCGAAGTGGAGCGTGGAAAATATGCCAGCCATCCTCGACCGCATTGACCGTCTGCAAGCGGTGGCGGAGGCGGCAAAGGCATTCTGTGGCCGGAAAGGTGCGATGGACGACATCGGGTATTCGCTCGGTGGAAAGGAACTGGACAAGGCACTCGCACGCTTGGACGGTGGCAAATGAAATCAGAGGTTTCATCCCCAGGTAAATACTGCCAGCAATGCCAAGAATCGCATCGGTTCAGCGACGCCAAAAGGACCATAACCAGCGATGGTGGACAGCGACACTTGTGCCTCAGTCACGCCGCCGTTATTCACCAGTTCAACGTTTATGACTTCACCATGAACCCGAAAGGGAAAAAGTAACCATGGCCCGTTCTCGTGATCTACGTCCTGAGTTCTTTACTGATGAAAAGGTTGGTGAGCTTTCATACGGTGCTCGTCTTCTGTTTGCAGGCATCTGGTGCCATTCTGATTATCGCGGGGTATTCGAGTACTCGGCGAAGCAACTTCGCGTGCTGGTATTCCCTTTCGACGAGGGATTAACCAGCGTCACCGTGCAAGAATGGCTGACGCAGATTGAGTCCCAAGGCATGACCGGACGCTTCGAGGCGGAAGGTAAGACCTGGGGATTCGTTAAGAATTGGGACCGTCATCAATTCATATCCCGAAAGGAGCGAGATATTGGCACAAAGCGGCCAATTTGGCCTGGGTACGACCCAGGACCATCCCAGGATGATCCCAGGATGATCCCAGGACCATCCCAGGATGATCCCATTTCCCCCTCTATATCTGTATCTGCCTCAGCAAAGTCCTCAGCAAAGTCCTCAGCAAAGTCATCGCAAGAAAACGCACCCCCTACCCCCCCCTCCCCTGGATTGTTTGAAACAATACCAGGACAGCACCCACCAGAACGGAAGCCAACCACGGACGCCGAGGCCTGGTCGTACGAAATCGTATCAAGCGAGTGGGTGAAGGCATTGAAGCGTGCCGGGTGCAAAATCGGGCGGGACAACTGGCAGTCGTGGCGCGGAATGATCGACCGGGCATTTGCAGGTAATCACGAAGAGGCCGCCAAGGCAGCATTGCAGATCCAGGCAACCGAACGCTGGCCGGATCAGGTCGAGGCTCTGAAAGAAACGAAGAAACCGGAGGTGAAAGACGAGGCGTCAATCGCCTCATCGCTGCATCGGTTCGTTGTTGGAATCGTGGGCGGTGATGTGTTCGTAAAGGCTCATGATCTGCTAGCGGCCGCGAAACTCTACGGGCCAGACGAGGTCCGCAGGCTGGCAGAACACGCAGCCGAAATCGGTTCATTATCCAAGGAATTGGCCAGGAATTGGTTTCACGGTCGTAAATCGCAGTACGGCGGCTGGGATTTCTACGCGCCGAAGAAAAAACTTGAGACGCCGAAGACCGCTGACGAGGTCATGGCCGAGATTGAGCAGGTCCCGGTATGAACCTCCTATCCGAAATCGACAAGCTGCCGCGCTTGAGCCGCCTCCAGATCGCCGCCGAAATCCTCAAACGGTCCAGCCCAACCCCCGACGAGATTGCCCACGCCGCAGGGTGTACGACCAGCGCGGTCTACGCCTGGATGGGGTCGCGCCGCCCGTTCCCTGACAATCGGCAGAGGATCGGGGTGCGAAACGTGCCGAGAGAAGGGTCACGGGAAAAGATGGCTGGAAACGGCCAGGAAGGGCGGGAAGCGATATGCGTATGATGTATCGAAACAGGTCCCAGGCCCTAGCAGCATGGCGGGCATCGGTACGGGACGCCGCAGTGATCGCCCTGGCCATACGCCGAGAGCCGATGCCGATTGCGGAACTGGCCGCAGCCCTTGGTGTCGATGTCGGGGCGTTGTTCGGGTTGCTCTGCAACGATACGCGGTTCAGGATGGAACTGGCCGACGTACCGCGCTCGCATTGGGGCACACGCATGGCCCGATTCGTTGGGCTGGTCCATCACCGGAACCTGTCGCGCCCTGAACAGGTGCCGCAGAGATGTCGAATGACCAAGATGAACGTGTGCCGCTGAACCATAAACAACAGAGATTCGCCGAAGAGTACGTGGTTGACCACAATGCCACGCAGGCGGCCAAGCGTGCAGGGTACTCGGACAAGGTCGCTAGAATCCACGGTTCACGGCTGATGACAAATGATGATGTGATGGCCGTTATCACTGGATTAGAAAAGGAAATATCGAAGCGAACCGCGATAAACGCCGACCGCATCCGGCTTGAAATCGGACGCATCGCCTTCCTTGACCCATCGAAAATCCTGGGGTTCAAAAACGGATATCTGACCGTCAAGGACATGGACGACATTCCAGAGGACGCACGCAGGGCCATCGCAGCCGTGTCGCAGACCAAGCACGGTCTACGCATCCAGTTTTGTTCAAAGGAAGCGATGCTGCGCCTGCTGGCCGACATCGAAGGCATGACCAAGCCTAAAGAATCCGACGCAGACTTGCCGCCGATAAATCCCGAAATGGGGCACGATGAAGCCCAGGCCTGATCAGTGGTTTACAAATCAGCCGGGCCAGCGTGATTTTTTTAATGACCTGGCCCGTGGCAGCAGTCTGTACGCTGGAGGCTGGGGTGCTGGCAAGACCTGGGCCGGGGCAAGGAAACTCCTTATCCTGCACCAGATCAACCGCTGCCCTGGTCTGGCCATCGCTCCGACCTATGGCGACTTGTGGCGCGTTATGGTTCCCGAATTGGTCAAGGCCTGCGCCTCGGTTCGCTGGCCGTGCGCGGTCATGAAATCAGAGCCGCGTCACCTGATGGTGGGCAAGTACCCAATCTGGCTTCTGTCCGCAGACGCGCCGGAACGCTTCGCAGGGTTCGAGGTCGGGCACATCTGGGGGGATGAGGCCGCACGCTTCGCCACCAGCAGTGACCCACTGCGCGACGCGCCGACGCAGATCCGCAGCCGCCTGCGCCATCCGGACGCCAAGGTTCTGCACTCGCTCTACACCACCACGCACGAGGGCACGGGGTCGTGGATATTTCGCGACTTCATAACCAAGCCCAAGGACTTCCACCGGCACTACCGAGGGCGCACGGCGGGAAATAGAGCGCTTCCGCCCGAATACCTTGCCGACCGCCTGGCAACACTATCGGCAGAACTGGTAGAGCAATACCTGGAGGGCGACGCGGTTGACTTCTCAGGCAAGCGCGCGCATCCAGGGTTCTCGGCGCTCAAGCACCACCTGGCAGCCGAGGCGGTGCCTGGACTGCCCGTGCATATCGGCATGGATTTCAACGTCAGCCCGCTGTGCTGGGTCATGGCCCAGGTGCATGGCATCGGCAGGGACGCGCGCGTGCATGTGCTGGATGAGTTGGTTGTAGATGATCACTCCACGGTTGAAGGCGCGATGGTGAAGGCCGACCAAAAGGGCTGGGGGAAATACTGCGCGGCACATCTGCACCCCGACCGCAGCAGCAACAACCGCAGCGTGATCGGCAACCCTATTGCGGCCATCATCGCAGAGCAGGCGCGCGCCATGGGCTGGCCGTATGTGCTGCGAAACGATGGCGGCAACCCGGCGGTGAATTCGCGCATCGCCCTACTGGACGGCCTGATCAGCCCGGTGTCTGGCAAGCAACGGCTCACCATCCATCCCCGATGTGTCCGGCTGACCAAGGAACTGTCGAGCGTGGGCCGGCTCACGTCTGGCCAGTACGATCCAGGGCGCGACGGGCAATTCGGGCACATCCTGGACGCGCTTGGGTACTTGGCGTGGGACGAAATGCGGCCCGGAGGCGGATTCGCGTCCAGCACCACGCGCTGACCTGTCCGACCCGTGTCCGGTGTGGCAGTGGTCCCTACGCCATAGCCTGCGCGCATGCTACCCCTCCTCACGCTCGGTACACAACTCAGCTCGCTGCTCCTGGAACCAACGCCGATAGCCGTCCCATCGGCTGCGCCAGGCATGCAGACGCCGCAGCAGACTGGCGCTCTCTTGTGGCTCGCCGCAGCGAGGCGCAGGCATTTCATGCGTACGTGCGACCGCCTGCGAAACGATTACGGGGCGCGCTTCGCAGAGGCCGCCGACGAAGAAGGCCGGGACATGATCCCGCAGCACCCGCGCGAGGACACCACGCGCCTTGCCGCGCGACGCGCCGCATGCACGCCTACCGCCTACGTGCGCCAGATCACCGACCACTACATGGCGCACACCACCAGGCAGGAACCCGAGCGGACAGCGCCGGGCATGGATACGCTGCCCGAAGCCTGGGCGCAGATGATCGCGGACGCCGATGGCGTGGGTACGCAGCTCAGTGAATTATTGAAGCAGGCCGGGCGTCTGTCGTTCCTGGAATCGACCGCGTACGCGATGATTGATTGGGTCGGCCCAAGCTCTGCGTCTAGCCTCGCTGACCAGAAGGCCGCGCGGTACGTCCTGCGCTCTGTACCCGCTGACGACGTGGTGGCCGTCGAAGTGACCAATGGCGACATCGTCCTATCCGCCATCGTGCGCCTGCCGGGCTCTGATGGTCGCCCGTTCCTGTGGCGTATCGACGGCAGCACATCGCAGAAAGCGGGCCTGGACGCTGACGGCCTGGTAATCACGTCCGTTGACGCCCCCGTGCCGCATCGCTACGGATCGTGTCCGCTGGTTCGCGTCGGCCCCATGCCGGCCATCGCCGCGCCCGTGGCGCAGCATCAGCGAGCCATTGCAGTGACCGATAGCCTGCTGCGCTTCCGCATGGGCGAGGACTCCTTGCCGTGGCTGGTGGTCACAGGAACCGCGAATGCTGCCGCGTTCATTGCTGAACTGGAAAAGAACCCCGCATTCAGCGCCTTCGAGGACCCGAACGCCAAGGCCATTGTCATCGGCGCCGCCGTCGAGGTCGCCAAGAGTCTGCGCGAGAGTATGGAAGCTGACGAGGCCAGCCTGTACCAGGCGGCCAAGGTGCGACCGGTGACGGCTCAGAGCGGAAACCCTGAGTCCGGTGTTTCCCAGGCGTACCGGTTCGTGGACGCCGACGTGGAATTGGCGAGCGTGGCTAAGGCCTTGGAGCGCGCTGAGAACCGCCTGGCGAAGCTGTGGGCGAACGCCATGGGCATGAGCGTGGCACCTGTCGCGCAATACCCGCGCACGTTTGTACCCATCAACCGCACGGCGGAAATGAATGGCCTGATGCTGATCAGCAGCAGCACCCTGCCCGAGCCGATCAAGGCCCGCGAATACAAGCGCGCGGCTACCATCCTGTACCCTGGCGACAAGGAATTAGCGACGGAACTGGACACGATGCGCGCCGAAGATCCAGGGACCAAGGACGGGAAGGACAATAGCGACTTGGGCAAGGCTGACGACGGCGAAGACGAGAACATCAAGACCTAATCAATGCCCATCACCCGCGCCGACAATTCGCTTGGCAATGTTGACGAACTGCTGGCGTTGGCCAAGCACGACGGCGCCGACGCTGGGAACATCATCGATTCCAGCGCAACCGGCAGCGATTTCGTATTGATATTCCGCAACAAGCAGGACGGCAGGGTTCGACCCGAGCACGCCGCGCTTGAAGGCCGCGTGTGGGAACTGGATGACCCCGATGCACCATCGCCACCGCTGGCACCTGGATGCCGGTGCTTCGTTGAAATAATCGCACGCGAGAAGGCGGCAGCGCGCGAGAACACCACGCCAGCCGAAAGCCTGAAATCGTTCAAGGATCTAGAGAACAACCTGGAAAAAGTCTACCCGCTCGACGTGGTGGAGGGATACGCTAACGGCAAGCTCAAGCCGGATGACCTGATCATCAAGCGGACTGGCGACCGGCTGACCACCGACCAGGCGCGTGCGGTGATCGCGAGCAGGGAGGCCGGGAAAGATCCAAAGGCGGCGCTCAAGGCCGTTGCAGAACTGGCTGACAAGGGGCTGTCTGGTCGCACGCTGGCGCCGATCATCCAAGACGCACGCGAACGCATTGCCAAAGGAGAAAGCCCGCGAGAAGCAGCACGGGCGGCCATCACGGCAACCACGCGGCGCGGCTACGTCACGGCATCAACCGCAGACGGCGCGGCAGATTCCCTGGTGCGTTCGCGGCTGATGGACGGTGAAGGACCAAAGCCAAGGCCCAGGCCAACCACCGAAACAAAGCCAAAGCCGCCGCCAGTGGCGCCAAAGCCGAAGGTTGCCATTCCAGGATCACGCGAAGACGCGCAGTCCGCAATCGATGCGCTGGCCAAGGTACGAGAAGAAACAGCCGCAGCCAAAGCGCGCGCCCAAGCCACATCTGATCAGATGGCCGAAATGACGGCGCACCTTGATGCGCGCACCCGTGCCGCTGAGTTGGTGATGATTCCCAAGGAAGAGCGTACAACGGCTGACATCAAAATCCCGCCCAGCCGACAGACGGCCAGCATCAAGAGCGGTGCCACCACCTTCCGTAGCCTGGTATCCGAAAAGGCGCTTCCATCCAGCCGCACGGCTACTGTGGTTGCGTCAAAGGCGCGCAGGGAATCGGCCAGCCCAACAACCGGCAAGGTCATGCTCAACAGCCAGTCCGCGTCTCAGGTAACGGTCCACGAATTGGGCCACCTACTGGAAGCCGACCCGGACATGAGGCGCGCGGCCAAGGCGTTTCTGGATCGGCGCACAGCGGGCGAGACCAGCGAACGGCTGCGCGACATCACCGGGAACAAGGGTTATCATCGCAGCGAAATCACTAAGAAAGACGGTTTTTTCTCACCATATGTCGGCAAGCAATACGACAGTGGATACACCGAAGTCATATCCATGGGCCTGGAAAAGATGGCCGAAGACCCTGCCGAGTTCGCCCGGCTGGACCCCGATCATTTCCGCTTCATCTACCAGCTTTGCCGTGGTACACTGGACCCATGAGGGTAATCACCGTTACCAAGGCTGGCCGCGTTGTGGCCGTTGACGACGAGCGCGAGGAAGCGCCGACAGGTGACGCCGATTTCTTGGAGCGCGTGGCCAAGCGTATCGAGGCGGCAACCGGCTACGACCCCGACCGGATAGCCACCGCCATGCAGGCCGAGGCCGATGCCATGGGCGCGGTCATGACGCAAGAGGGCGAACTGGACCCCATACCCGACGACGCGGTGGCCTGACGTCATGGCGCGCATCGTTGAGCCTCCCGACCCACTGCGCCACTCGCTGGAAATGAACCTCGATCTTGACGAGGGCGAAGAGGCGCAGCTTGATGAGCTTGAGCGGAAACTGAAAACGGCGCAGAAAGAGGCCTCGCTTGCGGAGGGCGAAGAGCAGGAGCAGACCGCCACCCGCAGGCAGATCGAAACGCAAGAGGCCATCGATGATTTTTGGCGCGTGGTTGCGGCCACCCAGCTTCCAGGCGTTGGCGACGAGTTGCGCGCCTGGAACGCTTGGAGGGCTGCTGGCGGGAAGCGGGTCGAGGCCCGCGCCGAGTTCAGAGCGTAACGCCGTGAAGTTCGATCATAAGATATTCGACAAGGCATCGCCCAAGATCAGGGCCATGCGACAACTGGCGCGCAATGCGCTGCTGTCCGCTACCAAGGAATACGCCGGGAAATCAACAGGCGGTGTGTCTGGCGGAACCGGCGGCGGCGGATCGGTGCCCAATTATTTCGGCAGACGCTTCACCGCCAGCAACACCCACAATTTCACGCCGCTTTCGGACAAGCCGTGTTTCGTCGTGGTCAAGCGCAAGGATGGGAAATGGGTCGGGTTCCCATATCCAGGCTATGCCACCTGGAAGCGGCAGAGGTTCGGGGCCAAGCCCATTCTGGTCGCGTCCGGCAAGATGCTGCGTGAGCTTCGCAAGAACGCCGTTGCTGTTTTGGAAGGTGACCGCGCGGTGGCCATCTTCCGCCTGACCGGCCCCGCTGCGTACCACTACACCGGCACGAAGACCATGCCCAGGCGCGACCCGGTGACGCCGAACGATGCCGACCGGGCCGCATTCAGAGAGCGCGCAAGGGTGATGCTCAATCAACTGATGGCGCGATGGAGCGCGGCTAACCGCTGAGTGCGCCGGCCATCGCCTGTTGTGCCGCCGATCTTCCGGCATGCCACGCATCGGCAGCAAGCCGCCCTACCTCACGCGCCCACGCCTGCGCCGCCGCGTCGATCTGCCCAGGGATCGCCTCTGCTTTGATCGCGTTGAGCGCCGCTCTGGTCGCCACTGACCGGACGCGCCACGCCAACCGCTCGGCCATATGCGCCGCCCATTCCATTGCCGTCGCGTCCACCACCGGGTGACCAGACAGCGACGCGCGGTCCGCGTCCGTGAAGGTGACCACCAGGCCAAGGCGTGCAGCATCGGCCTCTGACGCGGTGCGGTAGCCGTCTTCCAGCGCCGCAAGCACACTGTCACGCACGACCGTACGCGCGCGCGCGACGAGGCCCGCAAGACCAGCGGTCAGCCCTGTATCCGCTCGAATCGCCGCCACATCATGCGAAGCCTCGGCTAGATACCCGGCCTCGGTCTGGGCGGCCACGGAGGCGACCGCCTTTTGCGATGCTCTGGCAATGGTATCGACCATCACACCAAGGGCAGACTGTTGAGCGCGAGACGAGAACAGTTCCGAGCGATCTGGGGCTGTCATGGCAGCAGGCTATCCTGCGGGCCTTCCTGCCAGACCCCGACGCAGTGTGACAGCAACTCCTGACGGTTAGCGTTCGGGCATATGGCCAAGATCAACATCGCAGGCGCGGAAGTCGAAGTGCCGGACAACGTCGCCGCGCATTTGAAATCCACCGAGGAACGCCTCGCGAAAATAGAGGCGGATTCCAAGGCGAACTCCGAGGCGTTGGCCAAAGCCAAGGCCGAAGCCGATACCAAGGCCCAAGCCGAAGAGCAGGCCCGCCGCAAGGCCGAGCAGGACGGCCACCTCAAAAAAGGCGAGTTCGACCAGGCGTTGGAGATCGAGCGCAAGCAGACGCGCCAGGTTGCCGAACGCTTCCGTGATTCCGAGCTTCGCGGAATGATCGCCAGCAACCCCAACCTGCGCGACGATATCCGCGAAAGCGTGGTGTCTGACGCCGTTGAATTATTGCGCGGCAAGGCTGATTTCGATTTCAACACCGGCAAGCTGGTCATCAAGGACAACGGCGTTCCCGTGACCGATCCCAAGGCTTTCGTTGATGCGTGGATCGCCGCGCGCCCTGCCTGGATCAAGCCCAACGCGAACCAGGGCAGCGGCGCTGACCAGACCAAGACCGGCAGTGGTGCCGGGACCGGCCTCAAGCGCTCGGCCATGTCGATTGAAGACCGGGCCGATTTCATCGCCAAGCACGGCAAAGACGCCTACCTCAAAATCCCCGCCTAATCCCCACACCACAACCAGCGCCCTAGGCGCAAGAATCAAGGAATCACACCATGGCCACCTCCCTCGCCTCCGACTTCAAATTGTCGGATCCCGTCATGCAGACCGGGTACGTCGAAACCCTGGCCCAGGCCACCGATGCGTTCAACGGCGCTTCCGCCGGGACGATCATCATGGAGGCCCCCGAACAGAAGGCCGGCCACTACGAGCGCGACGCGTTCTTCGCGGCTCTCACCAACGGCGCGGTGAGCCGCCGCGACATCACCAGCGTTGCCGATGCCACCGCCGTCAAGCTGGCGCAGACCGAAATCGCCCGCGTCAAGCTCAACCGCAAGGTCGGCCCGATTGAGACGACCATCGACGCCCTGCGCAAGATCGGCTCGACCGTCGATGTGATTTCCTACGTCATCGGCCAGCAGGTTGCCAAGGGCCAGTTGGTCGAGGGCCTGAACAGCGCCTTGGCCTCCCTGACCGCCGCGATTTCGACCGTGGGCGCGACCGCCCTGTACGACGGCACCGCCGGAACCATCACCCACACCGCGCTCGCCACGATGAATGCGCTGTTCGGTGACCGCTCCAATGACATCGCCTGCTACGTGATGCACTCGAAGGTTTATCACGACCTGATCAAACAGGCCATTTCCGACAAGGTGACCGAAGTTGCCGGCATCACCATCCGCGAGGGCACCGTCGCCACGATGGGCCGCCCGGTGATCGTCACCGACAGCGCCTCGCTGATCATCGACCTGACGACCGACCAGTATGTCACGCTCGGCCTGACGCGCGGCGCGGTCAGCCTCCAGATGACCGAACCCATGCAGTTGGTCAACCAGTTGATCACCGGCCAGGAGCAGCTCATCCAGCGTTTCCAGGGTGAGTACGCGATGAACATGGGCCTCAAGGGCTTCACCTGGGATGTCACCAACGGCGGTGCCAACCCCGACGCCACCGCGCTGGGCACCGGCTCCAACTGGGACAAGGTCGCCGCCAGCCTCAAGGACATTGCCGGCGTGGCGATGAAGACGCTGTAACAGTCACCCTGTGATGACGGTTCCGTGTGGCCCTGGCAACAGGGCCTCACGATGACCGCCTTCCGGAGCAACCTGTGCGCGTTATCGCCTTCTTCAATCAATCGGCGGACGTGCGCCTCCAGCGTGATGCCATGCTCAAGATCAGCGGAGTCACGCAGGTTTCGTGCAGAAATGCGGGCTTTTGGAAAGAAGGCACGCGCGTCGAGTCCGGCTTTGATGCGGTCCACGCGCAGGACTATCCACTCATCAGAGAATTATATTCCGCCGCTGGCATCCCGTCACTGAAC